AATTATTCTACTTCAGGAACAATAAATCAATTTACTACAACCACAACCATAACTCGTCTCCCACCTCCACCTCCACCAATAAGAAGAGGAAGACGAGATCCGTTAGCACAATCATTTACGGTAGATGAAACAGGAATGTTCTTATCATCTTTAGATTTGTATTTCTTTGAAAAGGATGATCAAATACCAGTAACGGTTGAAATAAGAACTGTTGAATTAGGAACTCCAACAGGTGAAATTGTTAATGATTTTGCAGAAGTTGTATTAGATCCAACTGTATTGGATACTGATAATACTTCAATTATAAAAACATCTACGGATGCATCATTGGCAACCAGAGTTACTTTCCCATCTCCAATCTATTTGGAACCAGATAGAGAGTATGCAATAGTTATTCTAGCACCAGCAACAATAAAATATAAAGTCTGGATCGCTCAAATGAGTGAAGAAACTATTGAAACACAAACTCTTGGTGTTGATCAAGGTTCAAAAAATATAGTTCAAAAACAGTATCTAGGAGGAAGTTTATTCAAATCCCAAAATGGTACTATCTGGACAGCAACTCAAACTCAAGATCTGAAATTTAGTCTTTACAAGTGTTCTTTCACAACAACACCTGGTTCACTTACATTATTTAATTCTGAGTTATCAACTAATGATAAAATCAACTTTAGATTGCAGGATAATGCATTAAAAACATATCCAAGAAAATTAAAAGTTGGTATTGATACTACAGCAGCACTTGATAGTATTATTTCTTCAGGTGTAAAAGTTACTGCTTCAAATGTTGGACCAGCATATAATACATCTCAAGATGCTAAAGGATTTGTTGAAAAAATTGGTTCTCCAATAACCACTGCTTCTCTTACAACAGTTGGAGCTGGATATTCAGCATCTGCAACCTATAATGGAACAATAAATCTATTCTCTATAACTGGTGATGGATCAGGAGCAACTGGAATTGTGACAGTTAATTCATCAGGTGCAGTTACTGCTGTTTCTATTGCTGCAACAGGTAATGGGTATGCTGTTGGTGATGTTTTAGGAATTACTACAGCAGATGTAGGAAATGCTGGTGCTGGTGCTGAAGTAACAGTTGCAAGCACTTTTGGAATAGACACATTATTCCTTACCAATGTTCAAGGTGAAAAATTCAACAACGGACGTAAGTTAGCATACTATAGTGATGTTTCTGCAGGAACAATCTTAGCTACCTCACCTTCAGTGGATATAAGAGGTGATTCAACAGTTAATGGTGATTTATATACTGGAAATATTATTGAGGTTAGTAACTATAACCATTCTATGAAATCTACTGACAATGTAGTTCAACTTGATAATATTTCTCCAGATACTGTTCCACAACTTTTAACAGCAGATCTTAATGCGACAGATACTACAATTTCTGTTGCAAATACGGAAACGTTTGCTACATTTGAAGGTATATCAACTAATACTGGTTATGTACAAATTGGTCAAGAAATAATTTTCTATGATGGAATATCAGCAGGAAATTTAAGTGTAGGCACCAGAGGTATTAGCAACACCCCAATAGATAATCATTCAATAAATGATCAGGCATTTAGATATGAATTTAATGGCGTATCTTTAACTGGAATTAATACTACACATAGTATGCCAACAAATACTACTTTACAATCTATAAAAACTGCAGATTCATATTTCTTAGAAATTGCTAGGGGAGCAGGAAGACCTAATTTATTAGATAGGTCAACTGGTATAAATCAAATTAGTTTCACCACTGAAAAATTTGGTGGTGGTAATATTGCCGTTGGATCACAAAATTTCCAATATGATGCATTTATTCCAGCAATCAATACATTTACACCTTCAACAGCAACTACAATATCATCACAATTGAGATCAGTTTCTGGAACAAGTGAAGGTGGATCCGAGATATCATTTGTAGATCAAGGATATGAAAATGTAGAATTTAATGAAATAAATCAACTATCTACACCAAGACTTTTATGCTCTAAGGTTGATGAGGATGCTAAATTATCTAATCTACCTAGAAACAGATCAGTTACTTTATTGACAAGATTTGAGACTACGGATACTAACCTATCACCAGTTTTAGATCTAATGAATGGTTCGTTTAGATTTGTAAGAAATAGATTAAACAACCCAGTATCCGATTATGCTACTGACTCTAGATCAAATAGAATATCTGGAGATCCTCATGCTGCATGTTATATTTCACAGAAAGTTGATTTAAAACAAGCATCTACATCATTAAAAGTATTGGTGGCTGCATATAGAGATTCAACAGCAGACTTTAGAGTATTGTATAGGTTATTTAAAACCGATTCAAGTGAAGTGGAACAATCTTATGAATTGTTCCCTGGTTATGATAATCTAAAGGATGTTGGTATCGACAAACAAATTGTAGATCCAAAATTGAATAGTGGAAGACCAGATACTTTCGTTCCTGCAAGTGTGGAAAACGAATTTAGAGAGTATGAATTTACTATTGATAACTTAGATGAATTTGTAGGTTTCCAAATTAAAATTGTAATTAGTGGAACAAACGAAGCAACTCCTCCAAGATTTAAAGATTTAAGAGCGATTGCTTTAGCATAATGATACCCGTTCAAGGACATAAACATCTCTATAGAGATGAAAACTCTGGTGCTATTGTGAATAACGATTCTCAAGGTTATTCACAATATATTGCAATGAGGAATAAAAAGAAGTATGAAGAATTGGAACTTAAAAGATTGCGTTCTGATATTGATGAAATAAAAACTCTATTAAAAGAAATGTTAAATAAATCATGAAATGGTGTCCATATAAATATTTAAAATCATATTGATTAATAATGGCAGTATATGTATCCAATATAGTGATTGAACAAGGTTTTGACTTTGATACATCCTTTCAATTAGAGGATACTAGAACTAATGCGTTTTTAGATTTAACTGGATCAGTAGCTGAGGGACAAATAAGAAAGTCCTCTAGCAGCACCAGTAAAGTAGCATTTGCTACTACAGTATCAACTCCTGAAGATGGTATTATTACCGTTTCATTGGGATCTACGGTGACTGTTGAAATGAAACCTGGAAGATACGTTTATGATGTGAAAATAATAACTTCTGGTGGCAAAGAATATAAAGCCATAGAAGGTTCAGCGTTAGTTAGAGGCGGGGTAACAAGGTAATGCCAAGTATAAACGATAGAATTGGCTCACAAAATGTAATACGAGTATTATCTAATGCGTCGGCACCTCCGACAAAATTAGTTAATATGAATGATGTTGATACTGCAAGAAAAAGTGAAGATGGATTAGTTTTAGTATGGGACGCATCAACTGAAAAATTTGTATTAAGTGATAAAATTGATGCTTCTACAATAATACAAACTGGAATTTCATCAATTTCAAATACTACCAATTCATCTACTGCTACTACTGGAGCATTGACTGTAGCAGGTGGAGTTGGAATATCTAAGAATTTAACTTTAGGTGCTGGTTTTGTTGCAGCAGGTGTAGCAACATTTACATCAGATATTGATGCTAATGCTTCTGTAGATATTTTTAGAGATTTAAGAGTAAGTAATAATCTTAGTGTTACTGGATTAACTACATTTACAGGAATAACAACCACTGTTGGTGATTTGTATGTTGGTGGTGATTTATATCTTCAAGATGATCTAGTATTAGATAATATCACTGGTTCTAGTCTTAAAATAACTGGCATCAGCACTGTCGCACAATTAACTGCAACAAATATTAATGTAACAAGTGTTACTGCAACTGGTAATGTTAATATTTCTGGTATTACAACACTTGCTGGTAGTGGAGGAATAACAACCACTGGTGGTGATTTATATGTTGGTGGTGATTTGTATGTTGGCGACGATTTAACATTTGATGAATTTGTTGCTAGATTAGGAACAGTTAATCAACAACTTACAGCAGCACAATTAAATGTAACTGGTGTTACTACATTTCAGAATAATGTTTCTTTACTAGATAATGATAAATTAACTTTTGGTGGTTCTGCACTTGGTGCGACTGGATCATTACACATATATCATGATGGATCTAATGGATATATTGATGATGTTGCTATTGGTAACTTAATATTAAGAGCTTCTGGATTTACTTTTTATTCTCCGAGTAATGAATCAATAATTACAGGAACACCTAATGCAGACGTTAAATTGTTCTTTGATAATGTAAATCGAGTCGAAACTACTAATTATGGTGCAAAAGTAACTGGTATATTAAGTGCTACTAGTATAACTGCAGATAATATAACACTAGATGAAATTGACGGAGGATCGTATTAAATGGCAAAACCAAGCACTAGACAAGGTTTAATTGATTATTGTTTAAGACAATTAGGAGCACCCGTATTAGAAATTAACGTTGATGATGAACAATTGGACGATTTAACAGATGATGCTATACAACTTTTCAATGAAAGACATTTTGATGGTGTTGAAAAGATGTATCTTAAATATAAAATTACTCAGGATGATATTGATAGAGGAACTGCAAATAATAAAACAGATAGTGATAATACAGTTGGTATTGTAACTACTACTGCAACTTCTACTAATATAAGTGGTTTAGGAACTATTACTTCTAATTGGTATGAAACTTCTAATTTTATCCAAGTTCCAGATTCTGTTATAGGTGTAGAAAAAATATTTAAATTTGATACTAGTTCTATTTCTGGTGGAATGTTTAGTATTAAGTATCAATTATTTTTAAATGATCTATATTATTTTAATTCTGTTGAATTAATGCAATATTCTATGACAAAAACATATCTTGAAGATATTGATTTTTTACTCACAACAGACAAACAAATACGATTTAATAAGAGACAAGATAGATTATATCTGGATATTGATTGGGGTTCTGAGAAAGCAGATAATTATTTGATTCTTGAATGTTACAGAGCATTAGATCCTGCTTCTTTTTCTGGCGTATATAATGATAGTTTTTTAAAAAGATATTTAACAGTATTAATTAAAAGGCAATGGGGATTAAATATGATGAAATTTACTGGAACTAAATTGCCTGGTGGTGTTGAATTAAATGGTAGACAATATTATGAGGATGCTGAAAGAGAATTAGAAGATATTAAACAAAGAATGACTTTAGAGTATGAATTACCACCTCTTGATATGATAGGTTAATATAACATGGCTTTAAATTCATACTTTTTACAGGGATCTAAAAACGAACAGTTTTTGATGCAGGATTTGGTTAATGAGCAGTTAACCATTTATGGAATAGAAATATATTACCTTCCTAGAAAAGTATTTAAAACTGATAATATTATTAAAGAAGTGCAATCATCTAAATTTGATGATTCCTTTATTCTTGAAGCATATTTAAATAATTATGAAGGATATAATCCTAATAGTGATTTAATGACTAAATTTGGATTAAGACTTACAAATGAAGTTAGTCTTACTATTTCAAAAGAAAGATTTGAAGAATTTATAGCACCATTTTTAGAAGGTATGAGTTCTGGTATCAAAGATGGAACAATTACTGAATATACTTTTGAGGATTTAATTACTAGACCTAAGGAGGGAGATTTAGTATATTTTCCACTTGGTGAAAGATTATTTGAAATCAAAAGAGTTGAATCTGAAAAACCATTCTACCAATTAAATAAAAATTATACTTACGAATTAAATTGTGAATTATATGAATATGAAAATGAACTTATTGATACTACTATTGAAGAGGTAGATAATACAGTTGAAGATGAAGGATATATTACTACTGTAAATTTAGTTGGATCTGCTACGACTGCTGCTGGAACAGCATCTATTGGTGCTTCTGGTATGATTGGATTTATAGATTTGATAGATGATGGATCTGGATATGTATCTGCTCCAATAGTTCAAATATCACCACCAGCATCAGGAACTCAAGCTACAGCAGTTGCGATTACTACTTCAAAGGCTGGTGTAAAATCAATAAAAGAAATTTTATTAATCAATCCTGGTTCTGGATATGATAGTGCGAGTCCACCGTTAGTTATATTAAATGGTGGTGGTGGAGTAGGTGCTGCAATTACTATTGGTGTTGTTGATAATGGACTTAGTGGAGTAACAATATCACAAGCTGGAGTTGGTTATGCTACGGAACCAACCATTACATTTACTGGTGCTACTGGTGCTGGTGGAACAACTGCGAGTGCTCAAACAGTTATTACTGATGGTGCTATTACAGCAGTTCGATTCTCAAATGCTGGTGCTGGATATACAGTTGCACCTACAGTTACTTTTGCTGGTATAAGCACTACTGGAATTGGAACATTTATATTTAATGAAACGGTTCATGGTCAGACTTCTGGTGTTGTTGCAAGAGTTAAGGACTTCAAGAAGAGAACTGATATTAGTCCTTCTAATCCACCAGTCGAACTTAGAGTATCTCTAAATAGTGGAGCATTCAGTGCTGGTGAGGTCTTAGTTGGTTCTATATCATCTGCTAGATACATTGTAGATAGTTATGATACTGATAGTTATGAAGACCCATATGATGCGAATAGTGACATAGAATTAGAAGCAGACAATTTACTTGACTTTACAGAAGGCAACCCATTTGGAGATTATTGATGTTAGGCACTTATTATTATCACGAAATTATTCGTAAAACTATAATTGGTTTTGGAACATTATTTAATAATATTTTTATTAAACATGAAGGTATTGATGATTCAACTTTAGATGAAACTAAAGTTGGGTTGGCATA